TTAGTGAGGCTGGTCTTGGCGATGCGTTCCTTGACATCACGTCGGGGATGGTTGATCAGGACAATGCTTTGGAGCTTCTTGCTGCGAATCTAGCGGCAGATGGCGGTTCGGGGATGACGTTACCTGGCGGCATGCCGATGGACGATTTCTTGGACCTTTACAAAGTGTTGCCATACGAAATGCAGGACGAGTATTCGCCTTACCTAGACCAAGTCATTCAGTATCAGACTGGCGTGAGTGAGTGATATGGATCGTAGCGAGATTGTCAGATCTCTAAAGCCAATAGACGCTTCCTCCATGCTGGAGGAGCTGGACTACTCCAACATGCCTGAGCCGATTGCTCAGGTAGCTGAACCGCAGTCGTTCCAGTTGCCAGCAGGGCTGAGTTCTGGCCGTGCGGCGTTTCTTGAGGCGTTGGAGCAGCGGTCTGGCAATGTGCTGCCTGCGTTTACACCGCCTGAGCCAGAGCCAGGGCGTAGCGGGATCTTTGACATTCCTGTTCTGGGGCCTGTGCTTGACGTGTTGGACACGCCTCGTGCGGCAATTGTTTCTACGATTCAAGAAGTTGGCGACATCTTTGGCGACGGCGATGCGTCGTTGTCGCAGTGGTGGACGCAGACCCGTAACCACATCAGCGCTCAAGAAGTAATGCGGGATTGGAACGTTGACCTTCCAGGCCCGCTGGACTTTGTAGTCGGGCTGGGTCTTGACATTGCGTTGGACCCGTTGACGTATGCGTTTGGTGCTGGTGTTGCTATGCGTGCTTTCCGTGGCGGTGAGCAGCTTGTCGATACGGCTTTGGACGCTGCCCGTGTGGCCGAGGCTGCGGGTGACGCTGGCAAGGCTGCGAGGCTGAGGAACGTTTCTGAAACGATCCGCCAGAACCCCGCTGGTGGCGTGATGATGGCTGCTGGCAGTGAGCCGCAGTTGATGCGCGAGCTTGGCGTAGATGTGGGTTTGCGGTTCTCTCGTCCTGGCACGGGTCGTTTGGGGCGGGCGATTATTGATCGCCCGCTGGGTGCGATTTCTAAGACGTATCAGGCACGGGCTGCTGCACGGCGGACGAGTCAGCTTCCGCAGTTTGCGGTTGACGCTAACCCTGCGATTCGTCGCTCTCTGGATATGTCTGACGAGGCGACTCAAAGGCTGATTACTGCCCGCCAGATGGGCCAAAATGTTGGCGACGAAGCGATTGAGGTCGCTGCACAAATGGCTGGGCGTATGCCTGTCCAGTCGAAGTTGCTGACGGGTGAGCGGACTTCTGAGGTTACGGCGAAGGCGTTGGGGTTGTTGGCGTCTCCGTTTGGTACTGGCAGTAAGCGGGTAGCGCAGGCTTCGTGGTATGCGGGCAAGGTTGATCAGGCGACAGGCAGCAGGGTCGGCGGTTTGGCGAGCAAGTTTAATTCGCAGGCTTCGATCAATGCTGCTAAGCGTGGTACGGACGCCAACGTTGCGTGGGTTGCGCGCACGGTGGAGCGTGTCGGGCGTACGGCGAACATTGATGCGGGCTTGTGGAACAAGAAGACTTTGGATGAGCTGAACCAGCTTGTTCGGGATTTTAAGGCCAGCAGGTTTGAGCCTGATGATCTGAACGAGTTGATGTTTGAGGTTGCTACGACTCCGAACGATCAGCTTTTGGCGAACCCAGCGTTCTCTCGGTTTGTCGGCCCTAACGGTCAGCTTGATCCGATGGTGCAGAAAGCCAAGGATTGGTGGAAGTCAGCGGGCGATCGGGCTGGTTTCACTCAAGAGGGCGAGCTTGAGGATCTGCTGTACGCAGCCCGTATGCGTGACGACATCAGGGCGGGTCGCAAGAACCGAGACGTTATCAATGTGTTTAGGGAAGACGGCGAGGGCATCTTGTTGTCGGGTAACCCGTTAACTGGTCGTCATTTGTTGGAGCCGAAGATCATTGTTGAACGCATGACGGGCTATCGACAAGGTCTTTTGACTGGAACTACGGATCAGCAGGCTTTGGCGTTTGCGGACGATGTTCAACGACTGGAGCGCAAAGCTGCGGCTCAGCTAGACGACAGCGTTTCTCGGGCTGCCCCTGAGTTCGAAGAGCAGTTTGAGATTGCGTTGCGTGCGGAACTTGAAGATGGTGTCCGTTACGGTGACAAGAAGTCGAACGTGATGACGAACGTCTACGCAGAGGAAGCGTTGAAAGACGTTTCGGAAGCGGGTTCGATTCTGACGCAGATGGACGAGATTGCTAAACGGCAAGGCGTTGATTTTAGTTCGTTTAAGTTTACGGACGATGCTGCGGCGGTGCTGCCTCGTTATGTAGCGTTGATGACTTCAGGCATCCGCACACGTTCGGTGTTGGGCCAGTCGGTAGAAGCAGGTTTGCTTCTACCCAACTCTCGGTTTGCTAAAGGCCAAGTTGTTGAAGACATGGAACGGTTGTTCGCTCAGAGCGACAACTTGGACGAACAGTTTGAGTTGGCTCGTCAGCAGATCATTGGTCTAGGCGCTGACCCTGATACTGATGAGATTGCTAATATTCTGGCGAACTTGGCTGGCGACGCCCGAGTCCCGCCTGATCAGGTTGCTGACTGGTTGAAGACTGCTCAGGGGGAGATTGCTGGCGAGTTCGCACGGCTGGAGTATCAGTCTGGTTTGATGTCTGAGATTCTGAACGCCAGCGTCAACGGCCAGTTCTATTCGGGCTTGTCTGACGAGGCAAAGCTGCTGTTGACCCAGCACGGGTTCCGTGATGTTGGAGACAGCGGTGTTCTGACCAAGACGGAGCGCAATGCTCTGGCGAAGATCCAGAGCAGCACTGATGCCCGTCTAGCTGCCATTGAAGATGCTACTGAGTATGTCCATGAAATGGCGGTGGCGTTGGGCAAGCTTCAGACGCAGCGTAATCAGATTGCTGCTGCGTTGAAGCAGTTGGAGTCTGGGGCGATGCGTCGCCCGCAGACTCTTGAGAAAATGTTCGGTGATCTTGGGCAGGAACTAGCGTCGCTTCAACGGTCGCTGCAATACTTGTCCGAAACCATCGGTGACAACTTGGCTGCGTTCGACCCAACTTTGCTGGCGGGTCGCGGCTTGCAGCGGCTGGCCGACCCCGATTTGCTTCGCAAGACGCAGGACGAACTGGCCGAGACGGCATTGGCGACGGGGGCTACGGCTGAAACGTTGGATAACGTTGCTCGGACGTACGGCGATTTGCCTGCTAACGGGCGTTTTGTGCAGCTCAAGTGGCAGGGGCCGAACAGGGGTTGGGAAGTTCGTTGGAACAGCCAGCCTTTGTCGGGGCAAGGCAACCGTACGACGCTGCGAACGTTCTTGGGTGACGACCGTTCAGATGCGCTGTTCCAAGTGTTGAAGCAGCTAGATAACTCTCCTGCTGGTCAGGCTCAGGCTGCTGTGCTGGAGTCGATTGAAAACATTCGGATTCTGCAGAACCGTTTGCCCAACATTGTTGGCGACAACGCTTTGTTGTCGCAAGTAGAGCAGTCACTGGACGATCTAGACGCTTTGTCGTTCTTGATTGCCCGTGAAGGGCAGTCTGATTACGAAGTCGCTTTGAACGCAATGCTGGATCGACGCATGGGCGCTGGCTTGGCACGTCAACCTGCAAAGACTCGTGAGTTCTTGAACGACACTATTGGCGAGGCCAAAGCCATTATTGATGCTCAGAACCAAGCCACGGTTGATGCGTTGGTGAAGATTGGTCAGAACGTTACTGACATCGGTCATCGTCGGGCGTTGATTGCCGCCCAACTAGCTGATGCCAATCATCGCACCCACAAGCTTGCTGAGCGGGTCATAAACGGCGTTTCTCCGAACCCTAACAACGATTTCCAAGGCTCGGTGCGTGCGGCGTTGGAGCTGGCTGACAGCCCTGAGGCTGCGTTGCGGGCTGTTGCTAGCGGGCAGGGCAACGCTGCGTTTGTTGACGCATACATGGAGAGCTTTGAGCAGTTCATGGGCGATCAGTTGTTGTACAGCTATCGCAACGTCAACAGCGACTTCTTCTCACCGACTGTTTCTAATCTGACAAAGTCGAAGTTGCAGCGTTACTCGTTTGTTGCTCCTGTTGCTGGGGTTGGCACTGCCGAGCCAGTAACCCGAGAAGTCGCCGCACAAATGGCTCGTGAGTTCAGTGAGATGTTTGAGGCGGTGGCTCGTACGACTGATCCTGTTCAGTTGAGTGCGTGGTCAAAGAAGGTCAACAGGATTGCTAACTGGTGGAAGGCTGGTGCGGTGGGCACGCCTGGTTTCGTTATGCGAAACATGATTGGCGCTGCTTGGATGAACAATCAGCTTGCTGGTGTGCCGCTTTCGCAGATGGTGCGGGTGAAGATGATCCGTGATCAGGCTGCGGCTGCTGCAAAGGCAGCGAAGCAGGAAGGCAACATTGCTGCTGGGTTGGAGATTCTGGTCAAACAAGGCAAGGGCCTCAAGCTGACTGGTCCAGGCAGTGCGCTGGCTGGCGGCAAGACTGTTAGTGCTGGCGAGTTGGAGACGTTCCAGTCGTGGTATTCGACGGGTATGGCGTCGGGCACGGGTGGCCGTGGTATCGACATTGTGTCTGAGCTTGACCGTCCAGGCAACATTATCGAAGGTAAGGGATTGAGGTCTGGTTTCAGGGCTGGTTCTTTGAAGCCAACTTCTGACTTCAAGTGGTTTACTGCTATTCGTGGCTGGAACGGCGACGTTGAGTTCATGGCTCGTGGCAGTTTGGCTCACCATGTAGCTATGGGTGGCGGGTCTTTGGAAGACGCCGCTACCCAGGTAATGAAGTACCACTTCGATTACAGCGACCTGACGGCGTTTGAACAGAAAACAAAGCAGTTTATCCCGTTCTACACCTGGCAGCGGCGAATCGTTCCTGTGTTGGTGGAGTCGATCGGCACCAACCCGACGGCGTGGAACCGTGTCACGCAGCTCAAGGCAAACGTTGAGCTGCAGTCCGAAGCTGAAGGCATCGTGCCTGAATACTTCGGGGAGAACATGGACATTCGTTTGCCGTTCAAAATTGGCGGTTACCGCAGCTACGCCCTGCCACAGTTGCCGTTCACTGACTTGGCAAACTGGGCTAAGGGGATTGACTCCAACAATCTTCCCGAGGGCGCTAGCCCGATTGATGTTGCATTGAACCTGGGCAGGCCAGTCATTGAGTCGGCTTTGCCGTTCTACAAGTACCCGATCGAAAGCTTGATGGACACGAAGACGTTCAATCAGGTGCCGTTCCGAGATACTTACGAAGCTGCGCCTGAGTGGGCGCGAATGCCGATTATTAGCCAAGCGTTGCAGTTTGCTGGTATTGGCGAGCGTGGCCGTAGCGGCGAGTGGATGATGACTGACCGTCAGCGGTATCAGGTCGAACAGTTTATCCCGACGTTTGCTCAGTGGTCACGTCTGCGGCCTGCAGACGTGCCTGAATGGCGGCAATCTGACGCTGCTAAGCAGATTGGTACGTTGTTGAGTATTACGGCTGGTATCGGCTTGCGAGTTAATACTCCTAAAGAGAAGCGCAACGAGATGCTGCGTCGGCAGTATCGTGAAAGCGAAGACATGGCAAACCGCCGTGCCATTGCTTTTGGATAGGAGCGAAATGAAAACTGTGATTAACCGTGCAGGGTGGAACGCTACGTCGCCTGCCAGACCGTTTACCGTGCGACGCCGTACAGACGGCGTTGTGCTGCATCACTCGGGTGTGAAGGGCGCTGAGCCTGGGCCTGCTCAGGTGAAGAGCTTTGAGCAGTACCACATGCGGGTGCGTGGCTGGCGTGGCATTGCGTACAACTGGCTGGTTGACGCTGACGGCGTCATCTACGAGGGCCGTGGCCGTGGCGCTGTGAGCGGCGCTACTCGGGGCTGGAACTCTAAGACGGTATCGATCTGTTACACAGGGTGGGGTTCTGGTGAAGTTCCTGAACGTGCATTGGATTCTATTGCTTGGCTTATTTCTGATATTCAGAGTCAGTATGGCAATCGGCTCTGGGTGAAGGGTCATCGGGATCTGGCTGCAACGTCGTGTCCTGGCACGACGTTGTATCACTGGCTGCAGAGCGGCATGGAGCTGAAGCAGGACAGCAGCCCCGAGGTGGATTGGGTTGCTATCCGTAAGTACATCGACGCTTTAGGTGCTCAGGTGGCGAAGAAGCCGTTGTCTCGGCGTCGTCGTAGCCGTGGGCAGGCTGTCAGGCTTGTGCAGCGCCATCTGAACGGTTTGGGGTTCGAATGTGGGCCTGTGGACGGCGTTTACGGACGTAAGACGGTTGATGGTGTGAAGGCGTATCAGCGTTCTGTTGGGCTGAAGCCTGACGGTGTGGTTGGTAAGCACACTTGGAGCCGAATGTTTCTTTAAGTGGGACACTTTGTCTCTTTATTAGGAGGTGGCGACATGCCAGCTAAGGGTGGGGCTTACGAGCCTGACGAACAAATTCAGGACTCTACGTCGGAGGCCAACAAGTACGCGATGGGGCGCAAGGCTGCTGATAGCGCAGCGATGTTGCGTTCTACCCAGCTTGCTAATGCACATACGGGTGGACGCCCGTTCGGGAAGTAGGAATCATGGCTTACAGGTCACCTCGTCGTCGTCGGCCTATGGGTGGGCCGAGCAAACCACCAGGCCACCGTCGTCAACGACCTCAGCGCAAGCCGACGAAGCCTCGCACGAAGCCTGCGCTGGGTAGGCCGTCTGCGTCGCGCAAGCCGTCACGTCCTGCAACCAAACCGTCTCGTCCAAGAACGAAGCCTGCGTTGGGTAGGCCGTCACGTCCTGCAAGTAAGCCAGGAACACGTCCGTATGGGGCGGGTCGTCCGAAAGCTCGGCGTACTCGTACTCGTCGGATGCGTTGAGATTCATTAATCAAGTAAGGAACAATAACAATGGCTAGTTACAAGAGTCGTGGACAGGGTCGTGGGCGCATGGCCTCTGGTACAGCCCGCCAGAGGGCAGCGGCGTCTCGGAATCGGAATCGACCCAAGGGTCGTGGCATCAAGGAAGCCGCCGCAGCGCGACGTAAGCGCAACACGAGCACGCGCTCTGGGAGCAGTTCTACTCGTACTAGTAGCCGAGTGCCGAAGGGCCGTGGTGCGGAAGCTGCCCGTCGTGGCAGTGGGCGTAAGCCGCAGGGAGCAGCTCGTAAGTCTACGGGTACCAGCACGATGGAGCAGCGTCGGGCAAAGGCTCGTTCGCTGGGCGAAGCCCGTACTGGAAGCCGTGGCAGCGGACGCCGTCCGCAAGGCCGTGGCAGCGCTACTCCGAAGCCACGGAAGCCGAGGCAGCGTCCTGATCCGACGGCTAAGCCTTCCAACAACGATACGGTAGCGTTTAGGCGTTTCGTTTCTATGACTCCTGCTCAGCAGCGGTACGTTATGAACTTGTACGAAAAGAAGCCCCGAGGCAAGTCGGGGGTTAAGAACACGCCTTCGTCCAAGCCCCGAGGTAAGTCAGGATGAGTGTTGACGCAACCCCGCTCAACCATCACCTTCGTGATGTTTGCGAGCGCGCTCTGTACACTGCTGCAGAGGCGTTCCTTGCGGTATTTGTTGTTACAGATTTGTCAACGGTTGAAAGCGCTTTGTCAGCGGCTGGCGCTGCGCTGCTTTCCGCAGTCAAGACCATTGTTATTGAGCGCAAGCGAGCGCTTGGCTAACGTGGACAACTTTGACGATGTCTGGAATGACTGGCTGGAAGCAGTCGGGGTAGACATTGATTGCGAGATCGAAGAGAACTTCGAACGCTCGCAGTTTATGTTGGACATGGATGACGGGACTCACGCACAGTGGCGTGAGTCCCAGCTTGGTGTGCTTCTGATCCTGTCACGGGAAGAAGTAGAAGAACTCGTACTTGCCCGTGCTTTGGCAAAGCAAGGCGAGCTTCAGGGGTGGATCGCCATGACCTCGTGGGTCATGGGGTTCACTACGTTTCTGGATCAGTGCCTGACATACGCTGAAGATCAGGATGACCTTTAGCTAGATGGTCGATTACTGCTTGGTGGCGTAGTAGCTCGTTCTTGATCTTGAGGGCTAGAGCGTCACGTCTGCGGGCGAACGTGGTTTTTGGGGTGCCGAGTGCGAGGGCTACGAACCGCATGGATAGCCCTACGTCTACGAGCATGTGGTAGATCCACCGTTCGGTTTCGGTGAGCGTTGCCCACGTTTCGCTAACGGCTTCGAACAGGGCCTGCTGAGTTTCGTTGATCTCTTCAGCGCTCTCAACAGGGTTGTGGTGCGGCGCTGCTTGTTGCAGCGCCTGCAACTCTGTCTCGGGTGTGATCTCGGCATGCTCCCACGGAGTGAAGTCAAGCCGAGATGGCTCTACTGGGAACTCCCAGTATTTCCAAGTTACCTCGTCGTTGTCTCGGGTGGGTTGTAGCGCTGGCAGTTGTGCTGCATGCAACGCTTTGAAGATCCTTGCGCCTTCTGAAGCATCAAGCTCTTCATCCATCCTGCCATTCTAGAAGCTTTGAAGAAATACTCAAGTATTTCTTCCCTTCATGGAAGTTGCCGAGCGAAACATCGTTCTTATTTATCAACGTCATCAGGTCGCTGTACCTGATCTGGGCGTAGGCGTAGCGGGTAGATGACCACACCCACAGCCACACGTCCATGCCTGACGAGTTCCACCAGTTGAGCGCTGCGAGCTTCTCAAGCTTCAGCTTGAGGGGCTTAGACCCCATGCCCATCACCTCAACCAGACGGGCAGGGTCTGACTGGATGTAGTCAGGCGCCGCACGAATGTTCAGGCTGATCTGGTAGAACTTCGACACGTCGGGTCGGTTGAACCCGAACCGAATGTAGTTGGTGTTGAGCCGTTCAAAGTGGGACTCGGCTTCGTCGCCCATCGACTGGAATCGTTCCCCATACGATCCAGTGTGGAACGCATTCATTTTTTGCGGCCTGACAGCTTGTGGATCTGTCGGTCGTCTTCGTAGGCGACGCCGTTGAGAGCGTCGCTGACCGATTTGATGTAGTTGTCCACGTCCCCTCGCAATTTCGAATCAGGCTCGTCTGGCATCTCGGTGATGCAGACGGTGATCCGCTTGGGGCTGAACGTTACTGCCAGAGATACAGGACCGTCAAACATCGGCCCTTTGTAGTGGTCTTTGACGAGTTGTTCGAACGTGCGGGTCTTGGCTGACGTGTAGGCGTAGCCGCCCTTCATGGAGAACCGTGGCCGCTCCTTAGCTTTGGGGCGGTGCGGGATAACGAACTTGTGCTGCTTCCCTTTGGATGGCATTAGAGGCTCCTCAGCGCTGCTTCAACCATCCGTTCGATCTGGCGAGGCCCGTCTTCACGGTCTTTGAACTTGCCAACCCGTTCGTCTAGTTGGGTTACCCAATGAATTGTAGCCTCAATGGAGTAGTCACGTTCAAGGAGCGACACGGCGAAGCGGTACAAGGTGCTGCTGCGGTCTTGTTCGAACGGGTTCTCCCAGATGCGGCGAGCACGGCCCGTGAAGTCGTCGGAGTCTTGGTTGCCGCTGTAAGCGAACGCAGGTTTGGCTGGTTCGGTCTGCAGGTACAGGGCGTGGAGCCGTTCGAACTGTTCGGTGGGGCAGCGGGTTTCCCATGCTTGGTCGGTGAACTCTTCCCAGGTGAGGTCGCCCATCTGTTGCCGTCCGATGTTGCGGGTGTGGGCGTAGGGGAGGCGTAGGCAGTTGCCGATCTTGCCTGGGCCGAGCTTGGTTTGTTTGGGGTAGACCTCTTTGATGGGCGTGTTAACGATGCGGCATGCGCCGATCATGCAGTTGCGTGCCATCGCAGCCTGAAGGGGCTGCTGCAGGTACACCCAGACGTGGAAGCCTTTGGACCGTGATGGTTCTTTCCAGGCTTGGATGGAGAGCCGTGACAGGACGGCTACGACGTTGTCGGCGTGTGGTTCGGAGGCGTCGCCTTCGTCTAGGTCTACGGCGACCCAGTTGACCCAGAACAGGCCGTTCTGTTCGACCAGTGGGTACACGCCGAGGGCTTCGTCGCCGTACAAATGCTGTTCTATGAGTGCCGTGTAGCTGTCACCACGAGCTACTACAACCTCATCGTTTTCCAGCATTGGCCGTACCCCCTCGGCCACGTCGGCAACGAAACCCCCAGCGTGGAGAGCTGCGAACTTGTCTACCCGATCCATCGGTCGTCGTGGGGTACGTCGGACTCGTAGTAGGTCCGCACTAGGCCGCAGTCGGGGTCCATGAAGTAGTCGATCGGGGGTGAGGTGATCTGACAGGGTGGACGTTTGTTTTTGCACAGATCCAAGCTGATCGACACGGAGTGGATTCGTTTCTCAGCGTCGGTGAGCTTGGGGTCGTCTCGTTTGCGGAACACGTTGAGCTGCAGGATGGCGTACTCGTCGGCGTTGAACTTGCCGTCGTCCATGCCTCGGCTGGAGCCTCGGGTGGAGCCTTTGCCTGACTGGTGAACCAGCCCGACGGGCAGGTTCTCGTTCTCGGTCCATTCCTTGAGGTTCTTGAGCACCTTGGACACGCCTTCGTAGCCCGATGCCATCGGAAGCTGTTCAAGGAAGTCGACCATCACGAACTTTGGTTTGTGCTGCCAGTAGTCCTCGCATTCCCTCATGGCTTCCGACATCTGCGGGAACTTGAGGGCGCTGGGAAAGATCTTGAGACGGTCTAGGTACCGTTCCTTGGCCTCCGTGATCTCGGCCATGTAGAGGGGGTCTTCGGCAGCGAGTGCTTGTTCTACTTCAGCAAGGTTGCGTTGGTACAGCAGTGCGTAGAGCTTGGCGACCACGAGAACTTCGGGTTCGTCGGGGGTGAAGATCACGCCGTGGAACTCTTCGTCTTCTTTGAGGTTCCAGGCCAGCGACGAGAGCAACACAGCCGACTTGCCGCTGTGTGCCCTGCCTGTGACGACGAGCACGTCTGACGGCCACACGCCACGCATGCGCTGATCGATTTCGTCTAGCCCGAGGTAGAAGCAGTCTTCTGATCCTTTGGCGTACTGCACCCAACGGTCGACGGCGTCGCCTGTCGGTGTGAAGTATTTGTATTCCTTTGAAGCCCCCAGAGGGAGATCGACGCCCCCCAACAGGGCGTCGATCTCCTCAGTGCTGAGGGCGCTTTCGCCCTCACTCATCAGCGGCCCTGGTAAGCGAACTGCTGAAGTTCAGAGCGGCGGGTAGCCCAATCCCAGTCTCGGGCCTGATCCTGCGTCTCTCCGTTGAGGACATCCCAGACCTTGAGCGGCACATTGCTGTCGCCTGCGTTGATCCAGATACCCATGTCGCGCTCAACAAAGATGCCTGCCATTCCCAACGCAGCAGCAGTGACGCTGAAGTTCGGGTAGTTGGTACCCTTCTGGGTGGTGTCGGTGGTGGCAGCGGCATTCTCCTTCACCTTGTAGGCTTCCACGCCGTTATCCCACTTGGCGGGATGGAAAGCGAGGATGTTGAACGCTGCCTGCTTCTTGTCGGCGTCCTTGCCGACAGCAAACTCGGTGCGGGGCATGACCCGACCGCTCATTCGCCCGCCGTTCCCTGCGGGAGCGGGGGGAGCTGAGGGTGCCGTGGTAGAGGACACAGCGGCACTTGATGCCGTCGGGCCACCACTGGGCGCTGCTGGGGCGGTGGGTTGCGTAGGAACTGCAACGGGCCGAACGCCTGTTTCCAACCTCCGCATAACGAGGCCGTCTTGGGTCAGGTCGTACTCGCAACCTGCCTGCTTGAGCACCTCGCTCTTGACCTGAGCAAACAGATCCTTCGCCACGGCGATCGGATCGGTGAGTTCGTCAAACTCCTGCTCAATGATGAGCGAGTAGTCAGCCGTTTCGTACGGCTGCTCGCTGACCTTCTGCGTGAAAGACACGCTTACTTTGGGCATTTCCCTTTTCCTTTCTGGTGTTTACCAAGGGTCTTGGCCGAGGTGTTGACCTCGGCATCGTCCTGCTTGCCACACTGGGCACCACTTCGGGGAGCAGTGCCAGCCTTCCCATCGCATGGGCCATGTGGGTGCGTTGGAGAGCATAGTCGGAACAATCGACCAGCACATCTCAACAAACGCATTCTGCGCTTCTTCGGTTCGTTCAATCTCAATCACCTGCAGCTTGCCCTTTGAGAACACTGCAAGGTTGAACTGGGTCAGGCCATGTGCCCAGGTGTAGGCGTGGGACTGAATATCCCAACGCTTCTTCTCCCAAGCTTCGTAGTGACGTGACGGGTTCTTCCAGTCCCAGATCACACCGCTCTCGTCAATCCAGTCGGCAGTGCCGACAAGGTTCAGCTTCACGGGCAAGTCGTAGCCTTCGACTTCTCGTATGCCCATGTTCTTGATGAACATGCGTTCGATCCCGTCGGGGCGAGGGAAAAGGATCGGGTTGAGTTCGGTGTGCCAACACTCAACGTTGGCACGCACCGTTTCGACCAGCGGTTCAAGGTCGGTACGCCACACGTCAACCTCGGCAGCGTGGTCAGAGATGTACCGCTCCGCTGCGGTGAGCATCATGTCTAGTTCTACTTCACGGCCAGAAAGCTTGGCTGCACCAGCTTCTTCGATGGCGTAGTGAACTGCGTTGCCTCGCAGCATGTCGCTGGACTCTTGCTGCTGTACAAGACCTGCCCTTTCCTGTCGGGCTTGTTCTGGACAGCGTAGAAACGTGGAGATCCACGATTGACGCAAGTTGAGTTCTATCATCCTGTCTCCTTGGGATGGTGATGGCGGGAAGACGGGAAAGGAGAACAGAAAAACCGTCCTCCCGCCATCGTACCTGTACTGGGGGGAGGGGGGCTGTGGGAGGCCCCCCTCCCCCACTGTAACGTTACTGTACCTCGCCTGCAACCTTTTTTAGTGGGTGGTGTCCTGCGAGGCGTTCATGTGCGGCTTTCTGGGCTTGATCTGACACGCGCTGTCGTGACACGCCCATCTCTCGGGCGAGCTGAGACGACGAGCCACGCCCACCAAAGAACACCACGTCGTGGACGGTCTGGCGCTTCTCGTAGTGCAGCAGCGCCAGCATCTTCTCCAACGACTTGACGCACTTGTCGATTGACCCAAGGCGCTGCACCTTGGAGGGCAGCTTCATTGGGACTAGCTCTTGCCTGAGCTGTTCAAACTCGGCAATGACCGAGTCCCAATCAGTCTCGTTGATTTCTTTCCAAACCCCGTTTACGGGGTGAAACGGTTCAGCCATCTCGTGTTAGCTCCTCTTTCTTCCGTTCGACGTAACGAATGGCTTCCGTCTCGGTGCGGAACCATTCAATCAGCTTGTCGTCTCTGATGACGATCCAGCCAGGGATGAACTTACCCCGCCCAAGGGCGGTTGTGTAGCGCCTGATCTCGTACATGTTTACTCCCTAAAGAATTGAAGTTTCGTGAAGATCGAAGTCACGTTGTCGTGCTGCGACAGGTCTTCTTCGATCCGATCAACTGTCCATTGTTCAAAGGCTGCAACCACCTCTCTATGGGCTTTCTCAAGCGACTGAAGATCGATCTGCGAAGCAGCAGGGTGCTCTTGCATGGGGATGAGCCATTCGATCACGTCGAATGTCTCATCCAGCAAGCTCAGCAAGGCATGCCGATCAACAGGGATTGTGTTGTCGTCACTCATCAAGATCCTTTGTGATGACGATGAAGTACAGAACAGCAATCGACCACATCAAGATGAATAGAAGCAGGAACTTAATCACCGTTCATCTCCTTGAGTCGTTTGATCCATTCGCCAGGGGTTTCGTTCGGACGAATGTCTGTGTCTGAATCTTTCTTGTATTTGTTGAGGTCAGCGGCCTCACCTTCTTCGATGAACACCATTCGTAGATCAGCCACCGAGACTCCTCAAGTCGATCGACAAGATGATGCATGCGTTGCGTACTAGCTGCGACGCAGCGCCCGTGTTGAGGCCAGCTTCGATCCAATGGTCTTGGTCCTCGGGCGAAAGCCCTGCTGGCAACTCGTCAAGTATGTCTTCGGCGGCAGATAGCAGCCGAGTCGCTAGTTGGATTTGTTCTCTCACCCTGTCGTGCTCTTCGTCTTCTAACATCCTTACTCCTTTACTTGGATTGTCCCGCAACTTGCGGATGACTTATGATACCTCACGAATGAACCCGTGCACATCCTTGTTGTTGCCCTTCATGCGGACGAGGACGGCGTTGGAACGCTGGGGGTCTAGGAACCTGAGGTCGTGCTTGTCGCCGTCGACAACGGAGCGGCCCATGAACGTCTTGGGGAGCGGTGCGCCCTTGGGCACGTTGATGGGGAACACGACGTTGCCTCGGTTCCTGATGGTCACCTCGGTGTCACGCTCGGTGCCTGACGACACGACGTAGCGGTTGGCACGAGTCCAGCCTGTCTTGTACGGCCCCTTGAGGTAGTCCTGAAAGATCACGTCGGGGTGCATGTCCAGAATCCACGGGGCTTGCTCCTCAATGTTGATCTGGCTGGTGCCGTCTAGCCGCACAACCAGCGTCTTGCCCTTGCGGCGCACACGTCGGTTGTGGAGCCTGATCTCGTACTCTACGAGGCTCCAGAACTTCTCCTGGCTCTTGCTGTACAACGCAGTGCGGGCGAGCATGGCTCGCTTGGCTGGGGCCATGCCGAGACGGCCCGAGTCCACGAGACACGCACCTCGGCAGCCTGGGGTGGAGTGTGGGCACACGTTGAGCCACTTCCACGGGGCAGGGAAGCCTACGATCTCTAGCCAGTATCGTCGGGCTGACGTGTGGGGCAGCATGTAGCAGACGATCTGCTCGTACTGGTCTGTCACGTCAGCGTTGTGGGACAGCTTGACGCTGTCGGCCTGCTTGGTGAACAGGTAGGGGTTCATGCCGCCTCCTACTTGTTCTGACAGGTCTATCAGTGTTTGTTTACCGTAAATCACCATGTCCTCCTTGGTTGAGGTGAAATTTGGGTCAGTTGATGATCTTGGCTCCGTACCCGCCTGAATGCAGACGGGCAACCTGCGCCTCGGCGGTCCAGCCTGAGTTGTCCTCGCCATTGATCACGATTACGGGATAGAAGTCCATGTCGGCAGCGTTCTGAATGTCGCTGAACTTGAAGTTGCTGTACAAGTACGGCTCAGCCTGCTCCTTGGTCTTCTCTCGGGTCGACAAGTCAGGATTGACGAGTAGATGGATGGTTCTCATTCACTTGCTCCAATCTTCGTAGTGCTCAGGCAACAACGGTGCCTGATCTAGTTGGTCTTCATCTGTATGTAGGTGGCCTTTCAATCCACCGTTGTAGAGGTTCGGTTGTAGCTGTCGCCAGAACTTTTCGGCGTCAGCACGGCGCTGCTTGTCTCGCTC